CCAGAGCACGACCAGCGCGGATTGCTCCGCTTTTGTACACTCATTCAGTGTTTCCTGCCGGATATCCTGCATCAGTTCACCACTTCATCAAACTGACACGAAAAATCGGTATAGGTGATATGTTCTGTAGCTGACCACGTTCGACACACCACTCTGATTTTTCTGTTAACACCCGGTGGACGCCAAAAAAAAGATTTATAGCCTCCATGCCGTGCTAAAAAATTTTCGAATGAATCACGTTCATTCGCCTCAACCTTGAAATCACAGGTGAAAACACGTAGAGAATGATTAAGTCCATTTGGACTTCGTTGCTCATAACCATCGCCAAATCTTACAGTTTTTATCGATGGTTTATTTTCTGTTTTCATTCCATCCTCTGGTAACCAGTGGAATTCTTCAGCCACTTAACATTCCTCCATCACGTCGCATATTTAACAAAGTGCCCTGCACTCGCTGATCAACCATTCCCATAAGTGTTCTAATTGCCTGAGGGCCAATCTCTCCATTCTGTCCGTCATTTTTGATAGTAATTTGATATACAGGAGAGTAATTAATGTCTCCGCCTCCATTACCGCCTTTATTATTAATCGCCCTGACACCAAGAGAACCATCGGAAGTTCGTGTTAATGGCATAATAGCTTCCGGTCCAGCCTCACCAAAAACACCAGCACCTTTTGCAAAAGCAAAAAATTGCGGGGAATCATAAATACCGTTTGAATATGTACTCAATGATGGAGACTCATAAACACCGCCCTTTGCATTAGGAATAAATTTACTAACAGCACTTCCGATAGTTCCTAAAATCCCCCCAGAAGAACTGTTGCTAATGCTGTCGAAAATCCCGGTAATTGAAGCCTTTAATGCTATTCTGCTAAGATCTGAAATCACGGAGGTAGCGAAAGAACGAAAATTTGCCTTACCTGTCGTGACAAAATCACCAAGCGCATCTGTCATCCCATCAAACATCTGAGTCGTGGTTGATTTTATCTGCCCGCTAATATCCTTAGTGTTATCCAACCAGTTATTGAATCCTTGGGACGCCCCACTTACCCAGTCTCCAGCCTGAATATCGAGCTGCTCATTTTTCTGCCTGATAATTTCTTTTTCCCGCTCCACAGCATCATTCAGGGCCTGTATTTTTTCCTGAAAAACACGTTCAGACATTCCACGAGATTTATCCGCATAGTCACGTTCAAGTTGCAGACGCCGGTTGTTATATTCACGTTCAATCCGCAGTAATTCCTGCTGACGTTGCTGATTTTTATCGCCAAGTCCATAACCAGCGATCTGAATGTCATACCCCTGCTGATGATTATCAATAGAAGCCTGCAATGAACTACGCCATGCGGCTATTTCGGCTGACTCCTTGATTAGCCTGTTATTTTTTTCAATCGCAACATTTTTCTCCATCAACGCGGTTATTTCTTCCCGGTGTAAGAGAAGCGATTTCTGATCCTTAGTTAATTTTGATGTCGGACGAGATTCAAGATCGACTATTTGCTGGCGCCACTTAACCAGTTCCTGCTCAGAGGAACTTAATTTAACTGTCAATTCAGCTTGTGAACTTAGTAACGCATTCTGTTGATTCAGATGGTCAATCATTCGTTGGGCGGCATCATCTGAATAATTCCGTGTTTTTGGTGATTTTGGATCTTTATATAATTCATTAATGCGAGAAATATTATTATTATATTGCTCTTCACTAATAGCCCCTGCATCCAAAAACTTCTTCTGCTGCCTGATTGCTTTACTTCTTTTTTCTGCATTAGTTAGATACTGTTGGTTAACACGATCGGCCTCCTGTTGAGTCTGAATTCGTTCTTGCTCAGCTTTACTTGCTGCAGAAATGGCCCCAGTAATATCTGCCTGAGCCGCCATAGTTAGCTGAAGAATGTTTAACTCTTGCTCAAGCTCTTTTCGACGTGAGGCAAAAACAGTTTTTCCACCGACAGCGTTATCAATCCAATCAAGCTCCTTGCGGATTTGAGTGATACGCTCATTTCCACCAGACACACGACCAACATCAAGCATTGCATCCCAAGCTTTTTTCGCTGTACCAGCTAAACCATCCCAGGCTTTTTCAAGAAGCCCAAGATTTTGCTGGATTTCTGATGTACGCTGCTGTAAAGCCTGAGAATAAACGTCAGAAGCTACCCTAGCCGCCTCCTGCTGGTTCCCTTCATCCTGTAGCGCCTTAATCTGGTTATAAGTCGCCAGTGTCAGAAAATGGTACTGATCATTAAGTTTTGATATGGCACTGACAGGATCCTTTGCAATTTCATTGAAATTATTAACCAGTTGATCGGTCGATATTCCAGTTAATTCGCTCGTTTTTACTATCGCTGTCGTCACCTGCTCCAGCGAACTGCTCGCGACCTTTCCCGAACGCACAAGCTGGTTTAATACTGCCGCCGCAGCGCCAGTTGTCGAATCAGCAGCATCCCCGGCACGTTGAGCTATATCGGCTAATTGCCCGCTGGTTGTCCCCAACTGATTTCCGGTAAGAATAAGAGATTTATTAAATTCGTCCTGCTCCTGAGAACCTTTATAGTAAGCTAGCCCCAAGGCGCCAACGGCTGCTGCGGCCAGGGTAAAAGGATTAATTAATCCCAGCACATAAGAACCAACACCTTTGATCGCCGGGCCAATCCCACCGAACATATCTTTTAGCTGGCCGCCCTGCTGCATTAACACCATAAATGGCGACTGACCAGTGGACAACCCAACAACAATATCCGTCATTTGTGCAGGCAACATGCGCATAGCAAAAGCTGTTTGTTTTGCTGACATTCCGGTTTTGCTGAGTTGCGATTGAGTAGCCTCAAGCTCACTCCGCATAGCATGGAGTTTTCCTGAAAGCTCCTCATACATTTCAGGAGAAAGCATCCCCTTGGCTTTTGCTTCGCTGAGTTGCTTTTGCTGCTCTGTCAGGCGGTTAAAAGCTGTTCCAACAGGATCGAGTTGAGCAATCAGACGTTGCAAAGCAGCAACTTGTTCATCATGCGCTTTTGCTGCTTCTCGTTCTGCCTGAGCCTCTCCTGTTAGCTCTCGCCGCGTTTCCTGTATTTTTCGGCTGTAATTATCAAACTGAGAGCCATTTATTTTCCCGGAAAAAAGTGCAGCATTAAGTTCATCCTGCTGTTGATCAAGATTTCTTAGCGCCGCAGCCAGAGGGTCGATCTTGTCCAGCATTCTTTGAAAGGCCTGAGCCTGCGCTTCCTGCTGGGCGGCAGCAAGTTTTCCGGCCTTCTCGGCCTCTCTCTGCGCTTGCGCAACCCCGCTCAATTCCTCTGTGGTTTCATTAAGTTTACGGGCAAGAAATTCATATTCTTCTTTATCAATAAGCCCTTTATCGAAATATTTCTTTAATTCAGAATAGCGTCGACCGACAGTATCAATTGCGGCACCAACTGGATCAATAGCTGCTTTTAATTTTGCGAGCGCGTTCTTCTCGTCTTCTGTTGCCTTAGTCACTTTCCCTGCGCTATTTGCAGCAGTTTCCCCGGCCTGCGTCATTTTGACTAATGATGAGGTCAGATTATCAGCATTATTTTTCGCTCCAGAGCTATCAATAATTATTGCAAGACGTGAGGTCTGCTCTGCCATTTATTAAAACTCCTGACAACAAAAAAAACCCACCGAAGTGGGTTTCAGGCGACATAATAGTAGATATAGCGATTACGAGGCCACGCAATGCTTTTCTCCAGGAGCATCATCGATTTAATTAAAGACACTATCACATCTCTGTAACAGAGTGTACGTAATTAACAACTACACACACTGCTCCTGAAAATACTGGTCATCCAGTGCAAAGATCACTGCTTCAAATTCATCGCGCTCAATCAATACCGGATGAGTGGCTAAATATTCATTTATCTCTGACAGAGATAAAGGCAAAGGCACCCCAGCCATTCCAGCATAACGCCGGGCACGGGATATCACCGAATAGGCGTACAACAATTCCCTAATAACCGGATCTATTTCTGGCTCCGGGAGCGGCGGCAACCTGAGCTTTTCTCGTTTCCACCTTGCCTTTTCACCCTTTTCTCCCCCGAACTCCGATATCCACCGCTGGGCGGCAATGGCTTTTTTATCGTATCCTGCTTTTGCTGCTCTTTTCCCTGGGCGATTCTGGCGGCTTCTGCAAGGATTTGCCAGTACAACTCTGGATTCTGCTTGAGCAGCGCAGCACCTCTTTCTGGTGTATATTCCAGCGCGACCTCAACACCATCTACCAGCTCTCCAACCCCTTTCCAGTCTTTCAGCAGATAACGAGCGGCGTTATCAATGAGTAAATCATCAACAGAGTCCACCTCGACGACCTTTGCAATATCAAACGCCTTCGTTCCGACATGCAAACTGGCATCCATTTTCTCAATGTGGCGACGGATTAATGCATTACGGGAGCGATACTGATCATTATCACTGCTTGCCACCAACAGTTGTAACCCAGCAATAGGTTCTAAGTCTTTCATTGGCGTAAACCAGCGTTCTCCACCGATGATAATTTTCTGTTCAAGAATAAACATCTATAACCTCATTCAAAACGCCCCCTGTTGCGCAATATCACAGGGGGAATAACGGAAAATCAACTAATCGACTCAGCACTGGCTTTTGCAATCACTGCAGCCGGGGAAGCTTTTTTTCTGGTGATAGTTGGCGCTTCGTCAGCAGCGGTAATGCTCAACTGAACCTGGATAATATCGGTATTACCGCCGTCAGGCCATTCACCTGATATCTGAACTTTAGGAAAACTGAAAGTGTATTCCCCCTCACCATTCGAAAGCGTGAAATTGAACGGAACAGTCTCCCCTGTCAGCGTTTTACTCCATATTTTCCACGCAGCTTTAGACCATGAAAGCGTCACAGTACCGGACGGTGTGAAGGTTGTCGGAATATTAGCTCCGGCATAAGGAGAACCAGTCCCGACACAACGCTGGGTCTGAAGTTTGTTATCGAACTGGATATCAAAGCTGTCGATACAAAAACCGTTACCTCCGGCAACACCATTCAGACTTACAGCTGAAACTTCCTTAAACGAATAACGTAACTTTCCTGCACTATCTACAGGCTCGCCTTTGATAAAATTCGTATCATCGGCCTTTGATTCCCAGTCCAGCCCGGCAAAAGTGACTGTCGCAGTAATATCACCGTCGTTAGGGATCTGCATTTTCCACGATCCAACCTGTGCCCCCCTGACGATAGAGGCAATTCCCACATCTGACGCATATGTTGCCAGAGAAAATGTTATTCGCTCATTCCCCATAGTCAGAGAATCTCCTGACCATTCCGCGCCGAAACAGGATGCAAGGAAATCATCATGTTGGCCCCAGCGAAATTTGGTACCAACATCACCGCCGACATCCACAGTGCCAGGCGTCGCCCCCTGAGCCATACGAGAACCACCGATCTCATTATTTTCGCCTTTATTCTGGGTTGGTTTTACTCCCCAGCTTGTGCGCTTTAATAAACTCCAGTCACCACTAGCTGGCGTGGTGCCTGCAATTGTCTCCCGGATAAATGCCGAGATAACCTTTGCACCTGAACTCACAGGAGCCTCCTATGTCATTAATTGCGCTAGAGCGCTCGATATGGAATTTGAAGATTAAGCTGGAACCAGCCATTCTTTTCACCAACGGCTATTGAGGAAACAGCCTGGTAGCTGAGACGATCATCATCCTGAAATTCAAACAATTCTCGCAATTTATCCGCCGTCTCAGTAATAAGTTTTGAGCCAGAGCCTGCGGGAACAAATAACTGAATAATAATTATCCCCGTGCGATAAACAACCGGACCCGCACCAATTTCATTAGTCCCAGCCAGACCGGGGATATCACTTAACCGCGCCCAGATTAACTTACCTGACGGATCGAATGTTGGCCCGTTTGGATATAATACATCTTTTCCATCAATAACCGTCTGTGCCGTCATTCTGGAAATAACAGCATTTCTGATTTCAGTAAAAGTCATTTATAAATCTGCGAAACACCATTAAAAGCATTAGCATACACACCTGTTGGCGCTTGTTGAGAATGTCCATCCTCAATAGATTCGGCATAAGGCAGGTTATTCTGGATGTAGATGATTCCGTAATTCGCCGCTTTTGAAATAACCCCGATTCCACGTTGAAGTGCAATCGTGCCATTCGGATCCACATTATCAGATATACTAAAATCTGGGTGCTGTAACGATACCAGATTATTATTTCTGAAACGCCCGGTATCAACCGGAGCGGCAATATCAATAGCTGTAAGAATCTGAATAGCGATGTAGCGAATTTTCAGTCCCACATCTTCCTCAATCATCCCAACAAATATTGACGGTTCCAGATCCCATGCCTTTGCCATTTACTTTCTCCTTAACTGGATAGAATAAACCGATGCGGAAGGATCTACATGTACTGTAATTATCTCGTATCGTTGTAACTGCCTTGATACAGGATCATAAGTCTCAATAATATGTCCGATAGCAGGTTTATCCGTAACCTCACAGGCCAGAGCAGTTAACTTAAGGTCGCCGTGCAAAATATTAATTCCATCAACTCTGCCAAGCTTATAGCGTGCCAACACACCTCGTCCGGTATATGTTGTTGTAAGTTCGCGGCCTGTCTCCGTCACAGGCTCCCAACCCTGGTGCGTAACGTAAGAACCAGAAAAATTATTCACCGCGTCAGCTAAATCACCATCAAAAGCAGCGGCAACCTCATCCTGAATCTCATCACGAATCCCCATCATCCCCCCCTCACAACCCTGACTTGTGAGTGACTCAGTCCGTACGGTTTCAGCAGCGCCAGCGCAAGCTGTAAATCGGGCTCAAGCAATGCAGTGCTGTTTGCTGATAATTCAGCAAATGATTTCGATACACTAACCCCATCAGCCGACACAGTTTTATTTATAACAACACCAGAATCATTTTTCTGCTGAAATAACTTACCTACAGAAGCGACTCTGGCAGCATATGCTCCAGCGAGCTTTACCTCGTCAGGAATACTGGATGGATCAACCTTCAGACTAAAGTTATTCAACCAGGCATTGGCCATTAAAACCGCTTTATTTTTAACATCCTCATTCGCCCAGTTTTTCCCAAGCGTATTATCAACATCATCACAGGTAACGTAAGTGATCATGCGCTACTCCTGTGTTTTCCAGCCCAGCGCCTTCCAATTGTCAACTTCATCAGGATGAACATTAGCGATTGTTGGGGCACCGGGGTATATCTGATTCTCGGTCATCATAACTACCAACTTAATCGGTGTTTTTTGTGGTTCCCTGGTTTGCGCCGCCTTCCGCTCCGACACTGCATTTTTTTGCGCGGCATCACGCTGTGCTCTTTGATCTTTAGTCAATCCAGCCATATACCCTCCATTAAAAAAGGGACCGAAGCCCCTTTTTGATTTTATCCAATAATCAGGCAGCTATGCGCAGGTTTCACTGACGAAACGCCCCATGCCAGCCCAACTTCATAACGTACCTGACGATACTGACGATACAGTGCAATCTGAAATGTAATTCCCGAGATTGGGTCCGTAACATTCATTACATCATCAGCGCTATCGCCGCCCTCCGGCATTGCCGGGGTACGGGATGCCAACAGAAATGCGTTGCGATCGAACGCCATATTTGCAGTAAATGAGCCGACAACCGTGATTGCAGTATCATCAGCCAGATCCTGACGTAGACCTGGTGCAGCAAGGGTAATCAGATTACTGGTTGCAGCAGCCACAACATACTGATTAGGATCGCCATCGAAAGTAACAATCTGCCCTGCCGAAATATTCCCCGAACCAGTATCAATGGAAATAAGAACATCACCTTCTTTCTTCTCACCATTCACAAGATAACCAGTTGCAGTGGCTTTTGGTACTCGTTTTACACCTGCCGAACTGTGAATACTGAATCCCTCCAGGCGCCCCAACACACCCTCGCGCAGTAGCTGCTCAGTGCCAGATTCATTCACTTTAAACAATACGGACTGTTTTCCGCGCAAATTAGCAATAGCGGTGGAGCCAAGTACCATCTGTAAATCGGTTGTCGGTGCCCCGTTATCCTCCAGAATCTGACGAGCCAGAGCCGCATCAGAAAGATCATCTTTAACACCAAACGGCGTTGTCCCCGCGGTCCCAACAGCACGAGAAGCACCGAAATACAGTGCGCCAAGATCAGCCTCAACCTCGTTTGCAAGTGCTCGAAAAGCTTGCTTGAACTGATCAGCCAGAATGGTGTTGTAAGTCCCGGAAGGACCAAGCGCCAGTTGTTCTTCACCATTCCATTTAACTGGCGCCATTTTAGATTTAGTAATTTTTACATCAACAGTGCCAATATTTTGATCTCCAGTATTCGGAGCTGACGGGCCCGGTACGATATCTTCAGTTTTCGCATCAGGCGCAACTGGCGCGGTTACCGTCTGATCTTTTGCTGCAGCGTCAGCTTTTGCGTTTTTTGCTACCGCAGGAATAAAACCTACCTGCTCACGGGATACAACATCCAGGGCGGTGTAAATAGTCGGGATCAACCCGGTCAGGGTATTTCCAGCCATAATTAAATATTCCTTAAAATTTTGCGTAATTGTAAATGAATTGAGTAGTGAGCTATCCAGCCCTGACGCCAGTCCCCATCCAGGAACTGGCAAAATGTGTTAGTCAACGATAGTGATACCGTCTTTCAGTGCGTTTTGCTTACCTGCAACATCCAGTGCATCAAAAGCTGATCGCTTCATCGTTTTCTGACCAATATCATGCTGTGTCGGACGGGAGCCGCCACCATTGTTGCCACTGGCTTTCAGGATGTAGTCTTTCTGAGGGTAATTTTCGACGAGGAACTCCAGCGCCTCATCAAACTGCGCCAGTTCGCCTGGCTTCGTGCGGGAGTAAATTTTGTTGCCGGAAGCGTCATAAGCAACGATCTTCCCTTCTTCCACTTTGAATGACTGTCCGAAGCGGGCCTGTAATAAATCTGCCGGGATCGCAATTTTATCGGCAATATATTTTGAACCAGCAAAACTACCGCCAATCATGGAATCATAAAGCTGCTTCTCCAGCATCTGAGAGCGTTGCTTTTCTTCGTCTAATTGCTGCTGAAAATTTTTCGTAATTTCTGCTTTAACCTGGTCAACCTGTCCCGCATCAATCAGTTTTTTCTGGTCAATTTTGGACAGCATTTCCAGCGCCTCAATCGCCTTTTTCGGGTCATCGATGGCAGCGAACCTGGCAAGTTTTTCCTCTGCGGCCTCTTTAGCCAGACGATGATTTTTCGCCTCGCCATTAAGTTCTGTAATTTTTCTGGCTGCCAGCGGTGCATCGAAGCCGATTTCTTTACCATCATCATGCACATAAACTGGCAGACCAGCAGTGTCGATTTCTGCGTATTTTTTTCCGTTAATCTCTACTGTTTTCAGTTTCATATTAATACCTGATTTAAGTCTTCCGACTGTTACACTGCTCACTATCCAGATTGCAGCAATAAAAAAGGCCACCCGAAGGTAGCCTGTTGTAATAAATAATTAATTTAAATCCCGGCTTTTCTGAATGCCTGAGCATCACGCTCACGGAGTTGTCCCAGCGTCAACCATTCACCTTTATCGGTGTAAAATTCATCTGGTGACATACCTCCATCACGAATCAGTTTTGCCCGTGTTTCTCCCACTATTTGTTTTTGCCTGGCATAAGGCTGGCGCAAAAACCATTCCTTGTAAGTCGTATCTCCGGCTACAACCCCATCCATACTTGCCCTCTCGGCAGGAGAAACATCCCGAACATCAATCCCCAGTTCCTTCGCAGATTTCAGAATAAACGTTTCTGTTGAACGGCAGCAGAAATGAATTTTTCCCGGCCCCTGTAAATAAGGTACTTTGTGACCAATAGGTTTATTATCCAGCGTATATTTGAGGCGATCCCTGATTCGACACTGTGGTGTAGTACGATTATCAAGTGTGGATAACCATTGTTTGCCCTTTATCAAATCATTGTTTGCCATGGCGAAACTCTCACGGGCAGTAGCGGCAAGATGCCCAACCGCTGTTTTTGCAATACTGGCCGCATTAACTCGACTCATCTGCAATGCACCATCCTGAAATCCCTTGCTGACATGCCCACGAATTTTTCTTGCGATCTGCTCATTGGTATCCCCCAGCAAAAAACCCTGACGTACCGTATTTGTAATACGCCTGAGCCGATCTGCTTCAAGGTCTGAGGCCCATTCGTTGAGTAGTCTTCCCTGAAATGGACGCGCCATTGCAGCGGCATAAAGGGTGTCAGGTGAGATACCAATCAGAGGATGAATATCCGCCACAAAATCAGGAAGCAAAGAGTCAAACAGACTTAACTGATAGCTAGCCTCATATATCGCCAGCTCGTTTAACTCTCCTGAGAGACGAGCAAACATACTGTTAATAGCAGTGCGGTTAACTTCCCTCACACTCACCAGAAGTGATTCCAGACGCGTAACGGTGAAACTCCCCGGCCCAAGATTATCCAGAGCCACCAGCAAACGAGCTGTAAGCTCTGCGTCGCTGTCGTTCAGCGTTTTCACCATTCTGGCCGCTACACCTGTGCTATAGCGAGATATCCAGATAGCATGGGCAATCGATTCATCACGCAGCCGTTCATTCACTGTTTGCATCATTGATTCCCATCAGCGTTACGCCCTGATTTTTTAATTCATCGATCACTTCCTCTGGGCGGGAGTCCTGATCGATAAATTTCAACGCCTGCAACACCCGAACCGCATCAATCTGACGTATATCACCGCCCTGACGCAATGACTGAACAGCCAGCGCGGAGGATGAGTCAAACACCTGGGCAGATACATCCAGTTGAGTGCGTACATCCACATTACCGCCACTGCTTTCACCTATCCATTCTGCCATTATCTGGAGGATATTATCGAGAGCATCTTCGAGAGCATTTGCCATCGTATAGAGTGGCGAGTTTTCCTGCATCCGTTCTTCATTGGTCTGATCCACAGATTTAGTGGATGTATTTTCAGCCCGAAGAAGTTTAGCGCCAGCATGACGCATCTGATTTTCCAGTTTCTCCAGAGATGTTTCGCCAGACTCTATCGCGGCACCGCTATGCTCAACATATTCAAGGCCATTTTTTGCCCTGTCATCAAAAATCGTCGCGGTCGATGCTCCTACCATCAGTTCTTCGTTCCTGTCCAGTCCGTAAGCCACCAGCAATGGAACCCGAGCAACATGCAGAATATTGTCCTGCTCACTCTGGCTTTGCCAGTGCTTGATATTCAGCAAACCAAGATTAAGCAATGGCGGTGTACCACGCATAAACCCTGTTTTCTTCGTATACAGTGTTACCAGAGGAATATCATCACGACTGGTATTCCATGACTCGTGAAGCGTCCAGACAGATTCGCCATTAGTACCTTCACTGCGCCGATAAATTTCAACGCGACGGGGCATAATATGGCGGATCTGCTCTACCTTCTTCTGCCCGAAATCATCACCATCAATAATGATGACCTCTTTTATACGCAAATCAGTGAGAACAACTTTCCCTTTTTCAACTTTCGATTTCCATCCAATAACCTGGCGTGGATTCAGCATCGTAACGTACGGGCGACCACCGGCCGCGTTTTCATCGGCTTTTGTCCGAATCTCTTTCATATCCGTTCGTGGATAGTCTACCAGCGCATGCGCCACACCATACTGAAATGCGAGGCTGAAAAATTGCTGCGCCCACATATCCAGTCGGCTCCCCTCCATGTCGATATTTTCTGCATATTCCCTGATTTTTTCCGGCGTCTCTTCACTCAGCACTGTCGGCTCTGCAAATATGCGCCCAATATTTTGCTTAATACTTTCTTCATACACAGGAAGTAGCGTAGCCACAGACAAGCGTTTTTTATATGTGTCTTCATCTTCATTAGGCCATTTAGGGAGATAATTTTCCCCCTGCCTGCGCATTTCAAGCGTGCCACCCATCAGTGCGTCGTTAATATCCCACGCCTCCAGCATATCGTTATAGTCGAGGTTGGGTGTTGATATATCAGCCATAATTAAATCCGAAGTGATGTAACTCTTCCGGTCGGTTTGACAATAGGGAATTGCTTAACAATAAAATAACCTCCGGCATCATTCGGGTGATCGTTGCCAGATTTTTTATCAGGCTCACCCTTGTCATCCCAGACCTGTTGCTCCAGAGATTCGGCATATACCGGACAACGCTTCACATTAACTTTATAGCGACGCTCACCATTGGCATTGCAGAACATTGCATTCATTGAGTTAACGCGATCTTTTACTGGCGGATTCGAACTGTTTACAACAACGTTAAAACCAGCCTGTTTAAGTTGAGCAATATCCGTCGCACTTGCGTTATTTGATTTTCTGGAATCCCCGGATGCATCAGGATAAATATAAATTTCCCTTACTTTCCGATAATCATTCCCGTCATATAACCAGAAGCGCTCTTTAATAATACGGATCATATCTGGTGTATCGTAAGCGTTAATGATTTCAGTTACTGCACATGGAAGCCCAAAACGTAACACATGAACGACTCCAGCCATTTTTCCGACGTTAAAATCCATCCCGATATATATCGGCTCACCTGGCTGTTCCTCTTCTTCGCAATTATTCAGTTTTCGGTCAAACTGATGGTAAACAGTACCACTTGTCAGGTTAGTAAACTGTCCTCGAAGATAGGCTTTAATCAGCTCTGGAGGATATGACTCAAGGAGCGAGGGAATGTAATCTGCTGGCAAATTCTTTTCATTATCGAAAGTAGATGCCTGTACCAGACCATACAGTGAGACCAGCTCTGTTTTTTCACGTACGGCTTTAACAAACTGCTCGTAGACAAATTTGAATCCTTCCGGCGTGGTTGTAACGTCAATACCGTTGCGAAGTCCATCAACCTTATAACGCATACGCGCAATTATCTTGCGCCACGCTGTTCTGGCTTTTTCCTTCGGCAAAATGTCCAGTTCATCCACCAGCGCATTACCAATTTTGAAACCGACGATCGTTTGCGGCTTCTCCATCGATCTGCAGATAGTGGTTCCCCGATACTGACGTCCGTAATAAAAATGAACTTCTTTATTTCCCTCGTTAATTTTTACATTTAGCCCCCAGTCGGCAGCAACTTCTTCAACTGTGGGATAAAAAATATCGCGAATTTGTGGATATGTAGGCGCAAAATATCCCTGATTGATACCCGGATGCTCCCAAATCCCCTTACATATGCCACCACACCCAACCCATGTTTTACCGCTATTGTGATGAATCGTCCCATCAGCAGTTACGTAGCAGTTATTATCCAATACCTGGAGGTCATAATATGGCTCGGCCTCCTGCAACAGTGTTACACTCAATATGTTGCAGGTTTCGATTAAGGAGTTTGGTTTTGACGCCTCTTGACCATTTAATTTGTGATTTAGCACATCCAGAACGTACCGTTTCAGAAGTTGCTTCTCTGGCAGGTTGTGACCGCAGTCATGTTTATCGTTGCATATCTCGTTATGGGTTAACGCTGAAACAACGCCAGAAGCCTGTCCCTCGAGAAAATGCGAAGGACAGAATCCTCGCTCTTGCTGATGGTCACCGTACGTCGGCAGAGATCGCGGCGGAAGTTGGTTGCACAGAAAAGCACGTTCAAAATATTCTCCGAATTCACAACGCCAACCGGCTCCCCCGTGGCGCCAGAAAGGGTGAGTTGAACCCCAGCTTTCGTGGTGGTCGAATTGTTGATCTGGATGGATATGCCGTTGTTCCAGCGCCTGCTGACCATCCATATATGCGCAGAACAGGCATGATGTTTGAACATCGTTTGATCGCTGAAAAGAAGCTGGGGCGTTATCTGCTGCCATCAGAAGTTGTTGACCATATCGACGGGCTTCATCTGCATAACACCCCAAGTAATCTGCGAGTTTTTGATTCAAACGTGGATCACCTGCGTGCAACGATTTCGGGACGGCGGCCAAACTGGTCAGAAGAAGGTTTTGCGAAGATGCAAATACCTTCACCGATTCGTCCAGACTATCCACAGATCGATAGCTACCGTCAGCGCAAAAAACGCGGTGATGTCCGCTTGCTACAAATTCTCCTCGCTGCGTCACTACTCGGTATAGATTCGCCACACCTTTTGGGTACGCACCACCACTTAGCGAAAGCTCAAATCGATTATTCTCATCCGACCAAGATAAAACGCGCATTGGTCGAGTTATTTCCTGAATGGGTAGAATCCCATTCTCTGTAACCACAGGCGTACTTCCCCTCAGGCAACCAAAACCAGCAACATAGGCTTTAAATTTATGATGCATAGAAAGAAATCGCGCCTGAGGCACATTAAGCGTCGGAGAGATCATCTTCATCACACCTAACTCTGGCATCAACCACATTAATATTGATCGCCACAGGCTGGGGATGTTCATTACCCTCCACCGTTTCGATCTCTTTGCGCAGTTTCTGGTTTTCCATTCTGCGCCGTTCAATTTCCAGTTCCTGTAGTCGCTTATCTGCACATAATGCCCCGCCAGCGGAAAGCAAACGCAATAATTCACGCCGGGCGGCAGCTTTATTCTCCAGCAGGATCTCAACGCCGAATTTTCCGAGCTTTGCTCCTGCATACAATTGCCGCGCATTTCCATCAAGCAAAGTGGTATCAGCCATATAAAGCTGACCTGTACCTTCTCCACCGCATTTCGGACAGTCTGGATTTGGTATGGCGCTATCAACGAAACCGAGGCCACCATATTCAGGTTCTGGTTTACCATCTTTGGATGCCTGCGCGGCAGCCCTGTCAAATTCTGCTATATCGCGCCACTGATAGAGGTGATTCTCCCCCCAGCAATAGCGACAGTTAACACGGCGAAATTGCGCAAGCTGATTGGGATCAGCCTGCACGATGGCCATCAACTGACTCACCAGTAAATCCAGGTCTGCGGTATAGCGTTTCTGGTAATGATTGCGAAAGTAGCTGATGGCACGAAAAACCCTAGCATTTCTAAGCATACGACTGGCATTGCTGTTTGCTGTCGCACCTTGCCCCTCGTAACCAGCCAGGCGGTATGCCTCTGTCGGCTTTTTCCCCTGAGCAACCAACATGGCGAATTTTGCCTGCTGGTCAGAAATACCGAATTCATCGGGGCAAAACGAAATTTCTTCCGTGTCCCCCTCAATCAGGAGTGCATCGGATACAGCCTTTTTTTTCTGAGATTTTCCGTTTTGCTTTTGCGCAGTCTGCGCAGTTTTTTTTCGCGCACTTTTTTGCGCAGTTTTGCGCACTTCTGTCTGCGCATTTTTCGGAGGTTTCTTGATGTAACGACGGGCTGTTGCGTAATTCAGTCCCTTTGCTTCACACCACGCCACCGGAGATACACCGGAGCGGGTGTATTCAGCAATATATTCCTGCTGCAACGCCCCCCAGTCCGGTCTGCTCATCAGTTAGTCCTGATTTTTATCCACCCTGAGTAATGCACGCAGAGCAAAGGCATCCCCTTTTCTGGCAAGCTTAAACAATGCCGCCCGTAGCTCGGCTTCACCTTTCGCTCTGCCCTTACGGATGGACGCATAAAAATTTGTCATTGTTTCCCGATTTTCTTTCAGTCTGTTCAGATCAACATCCAGAACGTCAGCGATTTGTTGTGCAGTCATCCGGCATGCTGCCAGAGACTCGACTTTCGAATACGGAATCATTTATCACCCCCATTGATATGCAGGGTGTCTTCTTCCTGTATTTTTCGTGAAGGATTTTTACTGCAGCGTTGTTCCAGGTGACCTGATGGTGAATGCGTTTATGGCTGGCGCCCATCAGTGAGATTTTTACGCACGACGGCGCATACATGACGGAGTAAAAACTTTTAACGTAGGTACCGGAATCCAGATACAGTTCGGTCATTCCGCCGCTGTTTTTCTGCGTTTGCTTCTGCCCTAACTGGACAGCGCCAATCGTCAAAAACAATTCACCACGACGACCGAGATTCGTGTATGTATTCACATCCTCGTTAATACGCCCCATAAATGAGAATGGTCGGTCAACAGAACAAATAAAGCTGTTCATTGCTTTGCGTTTCACCCATGCAGCATGACCACCATTATCACCAAGAAAGTCTCCCCCCTGCGCCATAGCGATGGAAAGCGCAGGAATTGATTCGTAATACGCCAGCATTTCAGAAAGGATCGCGTCCAGTTTCCTTATCGGAAAATAAGCCTGGTCATAGTTGCGATCTACCCGAAACTGAAACTCGTGATAGTCGTCATCAAGCTGGATGTAGTATTTACACCCAACCTTTTTTGCCAGGCCCAAACAGGCATTCCTAGCATAAAAGATTGAACGTCGATCGCCAAAGTTGTCGGCTTCGTCAAAACGACTGGCGATATCGGCTTTGGAAAACACCAGCACCTGCTCACCAAATTCTGCTACGTACTGATGCTGGGTTTTATCTTCATCATCAACAACGATAAAAATTTTCCCGGTATAGCCAGCACGACGCAACGTCCGGTAAGTCAGAACTTTGTCCGGTCGCCCGTGAGTCAGAATAAAGGCGCAAAAATCATCACGCATATTACTCCTCCTCGCCATGCATGATCTCCACCATGCGCTGCGTCATCCTGACAAACCCATTTTCAATTGCCTGCTGATAATCAATGATCACCAGAGCCGATTCCTCAAAAAGGCTCTGAATTTCAGCGGGGGCGTGAGCGTAATAGTCCGCGATTCTGCTGAAATTAAACACCGTGTGACGTTCTGCCGCGCACAGAAGGAATTTCTCAATATCAGGATCAAGGGACACCGAACGTATCCGGCTGATCAGCTCCTGAGTTTTCGTATCGTCGTACAGTTCACAGATATCCGGTTTATCGCCTGACGGCTCATAAACAGGCGTATCAATTTTCGTCGTATACGGCTCCTCCTCATTTCCTGTACCAGGCAAAATATCCGTCAACAGTTCATCAATTTCTGTCGGGCTGAAGCCTGTCAGGGAGACATCAAAATCAGCATTAATTAGGTCCGACAGCTCCATCCGTAACAGATCTTCATCCCAGCCAGCATTCATCGGCAGGCGATTATCTGCCAGACGGTACGCCTTTTTCTGATCATCCGTCAGACCAGACAGAACGATGACCGGAACGAAATCCATTTTGAGCACTTCAGCCGCCATAACGCGACCGTGACCCGCAATAACTTCGCCTTTTTCATCAATCAGCACCGGATTAGTCCAGCCAAATTGCTTAATGCTTTCTACCAGTTGCGTCACCTGCTCAGGGCTGTGTGTCCTGGCATTGTGTGCATACGGAGACAGTTCTTGTAACGGGCGATAGACGATCTTCAATTTCTCGCTCATACAGCCTCGCTTTATTAATAAAAAAGCCCGCTATCGGCCAGTGCGCAGGGTGCGCGGCGGGTGCAGATAACGAGCTTTGACATTATCGAAGCCCCCTATCAAAGGAGCTTCTGTAATGTCAGTCCAGAACGAACGTAACCTTTGTATTTGTCGCTCGCCGTACAAGACGCGCTGCTTCGCGTTGCATTTCATCGATAACTTTTGGCGTCATCGGCTAATGCGCATGTTTACATTCAATCACTGCAAAAAATCCCGTTCATCGTTTCGCTGTCTGGTGGGATAACTTCAACGTTTAATCGTGCCATTGGTTTGTGCTGCCCTGTTTTTCTCAAAAGTCCTGATATCAGCCTTATCCCTGTTGCACTGTGCTAACGCTGACAACAATGCAACATTCAGGTTAAGGCTTGCCCCCCACGTAAACGGGTCGGGTAAATCTGGCTGGGGTGTTTCAGCCGTCAGACTGGCTGGTAACGGAACTACCGGCACCGACACGTATACCGTTCGCGTATTCGTGCAACCGCTTAACTGCGCCAGAAGGAACAACACGAACAGCGCAATCATCATCCGCAACAGCCACTTTGATATATTCCTTGGCTCTCTGTGACTCCAGTGCGATCTGCTGTTTTGCATGCTGGTTAATCTCTATAACTGTATTGATGATTTGCAGTGATTGCAGGACGTTACGGGTAATGACTGTTGCTGATTCAGCATTTCGTACAGCCTCATCAGCACGCTCCTTTTCGTGTTGATATTTGCTGTAGTAATGCCCGGCAGACCAGATAAAAGAACCGATAACGGCAACAATAACCAGCTTATATCTCAGCTTCATTTACCACCCCACCAGCTTCTTTAAATCGGGCAATCAGGTCACCGATTCTATGTTCATACTGACCGTAACCAGCACCCGGCAACGAAGCCCAGATATTGCTGCAACGGTCGATTGCCTGACGAATATCGCCGCGGTCAATCATCGGTAATGCGCCACGCTCTTTAATCTGCTGCAGCGCTACAGCGTCCTGGCTTTCTGGCGAAAAATCTTTCAGGCCAAGTTGCTTGCGGTAGGCATCCCACCAGCGTGAAAGAAGCTGGTAACGTCCGGCGGCTGTTGATTTGAGTTTCGGATTTAGCGTGACAAGTTTGCGGGGGTGATCGGAGTAATCAGTGAACAGTTCGCCACCGACAATAACATCATAACCGTGATTTCTGGTTTTCTGCCGTCCGTTATCCGTTCCTTCTGACCATGCCACCATATCAAGGAAAGCTTTACGCTGGGAATTCAGTGTCTGCATTAATTACTCCTTATGGGCACCAAACTTGTTACCGATGACCCTCATTGCCGCACCACGAATAGCATCAACACCAATCAGCCCCACCCCACCACCAATGGCAACAGAAAGTGATTTAGGCCATCCGACATACTCAAGCGCGGATGCAAAGGTCAGCGTCAGAGCACCACAGAGCAAAATCTCAAGCGTTTTTCGTTTCCAGCCCCCACCACCGCCAAAATAGGCGATGCGCAAACCAGCCATAACGATCGACATAATCACTGCACCCAGCGGTGTGTCTCCACGCCACCAGCTCTGAAACAACTCCAGCCAGTCCGGCCAGGTATTTGGGTTATGAGGCATTTCATCATCTCTCACCTCGCACATATCGCGGGTGCAAATTGAGGGAATAAAAAATCCCCGAATATTCCAGGAGCGGAAACGGGGAAAGACGTTGCACTAAATGGACCTGTCAGCGGCCTTAAATAAAAAAACCGGTACATACCCGGGCCAGATGAAGTGCCAGATTAAGAATCTGGCGGTATAACCTCGCGCTTGATATCGTTACATCGCCAAAAGTAACTACATCAAATCAGGAGAGTTAAATGGGCATAGTGCTTTATTCTGCTGACAGAAGAGGCAGATACAATGCAAATACATTAATGAATTTTTCTTCTATAGTGCCGCCTGTAACTGATAGCTACATTGTTGATGGTCCTATTGGGGCGAAGTTTGATTTCAAAATCGCTGAACATGGTTTACGATACCTGTTTCCGAGAAGAGACCTAACCAGCACTGATCTCATGGAGCTTATTGTTGAACTGGTTCGTCAGCTTCAGTTCCCAACAAAACCATCCAGATACCAGTCAATATTCGCCTGTGAAAAGATAGAGGATGCGAATTATTTTAGAGAAAATTATCGTGAACACGATGGGCCGCAACCTATTTATGAAATACTGGCAGGTGATAATACAAATATTCACCGTGGTGATATGAGACTTCTTGACATTGATTCATTAACAGATAACGCAGCAATAATCTTCACAAAAGCAATCTGGTACTGGTCAGGCATCGCTTCTAACGAACCGTTCTGGGAGTATGTTGTCCCGCTTCCCGTACAGATCGGCAAGATGGTAATGGAATAATAAACAATTAACCTATCAGGCGGGGGAGCAAGATATATTCACGCCTGATAGATAACTCTCAAGATGTACATATGGATCAAGATGGACCTCGTCTTTACTAAGCTGATCGATGACGATTCTCATCTTTTCAATCACTTCTTCTTTAGTTTCTCCAGAAGTAGAAAATGTAAATCGAATTCTAGCGGGTAAGGCACATTGATGTGCTGCAATTTTAATCTCTTTCATATAAATCCTCCAGAAACAACAAAACCCGCTCGGTGGCGGGTTCTATTAAAGTTCAATTGCATTTGGTTCGCCTCGCGATACAGCTTTGCGAAGCGTACCGGAATTAAAGCTGTTTATGCGTAAAAAATCAAGCTATTGTTTGAGCAAATGATTCTCGCATGGGAATATATAGGGCATACTCAGCAACAGCCAACCAATTAGCAATTCGCTTTTCGCATGTGCTAAAACACCACTCAGGATGTGCATCATTTAGCAATTCAGCCATTTTGCGCTTAGTCATCCCCCGTCCTTCATACCGTTGCCGGAGGACACTAATCAATCCAGGATGCTCTGCCAGCACCTCACTTATGACTCGATCAATACATAACGCCTCTGCATCAGTACAATGCGCCAACCAGGTCTTTTGCTTGCCATTGATCATCTCTCGCAAAAACGCTTCCAGCTCAGGTTTCTCTATTCCCGCTTTTTTCATCCTGCGCAGGGCTTCATTGACGGCTGTTTTCGTCAATTTTTTGGATGCCAGCAACTGGTTAAACATATTTCCCATCTTACCGCCGCCAATATACGACCAGCGCCCCCACATGCGCAGTTTTCCCTGAATCCAGACACTTTCCAGCGTGGTGAGACGAAGGTGTTCCCCACTTTTGCCTGTATTTGTTGGGTAAATCATAAATAACCTTCCTTTCTCCAGATTTCTTGTGTGCGAAAAACACCTTCTGCATGCATCAGGCGCAATTCTTCTTTGGTGTAATCACTGGTTTTTACCCGCCCGTCGATTAAATCGTGGCACGAGCTACAGGCAATCGCTGCCTGCATATCGTGTGGCTTTATCGCTGTTCCGCACGTTCCCGCCAGTCGGTAATGCGCCAGCACGGATGTTTCGGGATTGTGATTGCAGTAGCCAGGAATTCTGACTGTACACATCTGACCTTTTGCCGCTTTACGTAAATCCACCATTACGCAAACTCCAGCAGCTGCGCGGCCACATTTTCGACTTCCTCCAGAGAGGAGAATTTACGGAACAGGATCCAGTTCCACAGGACGTTAAGTACGGCTTTATAAACCTGTTGAAATTCAGTTTCGTCCATATTCGCAAAAGCAATGGACTTCGCCCGACGCCCGCGGCTACCGTCTGGATAAAAATGCTCGGTGTAGAAGCCGGCCTGAATGGTCACCCACTCGCGGAAAGCGTCAAATGATTTGAGCAATGCCATATCCTGGGTTCTGCGTGTCGCAACGGTATTCAGATATTGTTCCGCGGCATCACTCAGAGCTGGCGTATGTTCCCTGCCTACTGATTCACACAGGTAATCAACGAAGCCGAACACCATTTCTCGTTCGCGAGGTGTGATCGCCCCGCCGATCGGAGTCCAGTAATCGAATCCGAGTTGCAGAAGTTTGAAAAAACGCTTGTGAAATGCATAGTTACGCACACGCTTAAAATCAGCATGTATCCACTCGCCTATTTTGATTTGATGCAGAAAATCGCAACTCTCCGGTGTCGCCGGGAGCAGTAAGCCGGAAGATGTTTGTTTAACCAGTTGTATATGCGCCATCGTAGTTCTCCGCTGGCGCAGTAGAATGGGTGTTCAGCCCGTTGTGTAGTATACCAGAATCAATGCCAATACTAACAGGATGCCCTGACTCGCAATTCATCTGGCAATCTATCATTTCCCATAATATCACTATTCCTCATCGGTAAAAAAATTGCCTTGCGGCCATTCCGATACATCATTGCTTTTTGTGTATCAGGGAAATAATCCATTTCAACAATAACTGACAGATCATCACAACGTATGACTGCAAATTTAGTGCTAAAAGATTCCTGTGATTTTTTCACGATGCCTCCAAGCCTCTAAGGAAAGAGGTTTATATCTACCTGGAGGCAAAAATATATATACACAGAATGTTTATTTCATGTTGTATATTTGATTGTTTAATGTGCAGGTGCAATGACTTTTATTTATTGCCGCGCATATAATCAAATATGTGATCATCTTTCATCCTTCGTATTCGACATACAATAAAAAAACCCGCCGAAGCGGGTTAGGTGCGGGTGCGTTGAGGATGCCTGACACATCAGAGGTGGCGAGGGATTTCTCCCTCGCCTGGTCTCTTACTCCTCAGGTTCGTAAGCTGTGAAGACAGCGACCTCCGTCTGCCCGGTTCGGATTCGTACCTCGCAGAGATCTTTCCTCGTTACCAGTGCCGTCACTACGACGGTAATACAGATGACGATCAGGGCGATTAACATCGCCTTTTGCTGCTTCATAGCCTGATTCTCCTGTTTGAGTTCATTTCCGGCGTGAATGTTACTGAATCCCCGATCATCTATCGTGACGAGACTATGCGCACCGCCTGCTCTCCCGATGGTTTATGCAGTGACGGTAACGGCCTTGAACTGAAATGCCCGTTTACCTCCCGGGATTTCATGAAGTTCCGGCTCGGTGGTTTCGGGGCCATAAAGTCGGCTTACATGTCCCAGGTGCAGTACAGCATGTGGGTGACGCAAAAAGATGCCTGGTACTTTGCCAACTATGACCCGCGTATGAAGCGTGAAGGCCTGCATTATGTCGTGGTTGAGCGGGATGAAAAGTACATGGCGAGTTTTGACGAGATGGTGCCAGAATTCATCGAAAAAATGGACGAGGCACTGGCTGAAATTGGTTTTGTATTTGGGGAGCAATGGAAATGAGCGCAGCCACAAAGCTCACAGGAGAAAAACCAGAGCGATACACAAAAGTCAAACCATGTCCGTTTTGTGGTTGTCCATCTGTAACGGTGAAAGCCATTTCAGGGTATTACCGGGCAAAATGCAACGGATGCGAATCCCGAACTGGCTATGGTGGAAGTGAGAAAGAAGCCCTCGAAAGATGGAATAAACGAACCGCTGAAAATATTAATGGAGGCATCTATGTATAAAATTACCGCCACAATTGAAAAGGAAGGTGGTACTCCTACTAACTGGACAAGATATTCAAAATCTAAACTAACGAAATCAGAATGCGAAAAAATGCTCTCAGGGAAAAAAGAAGCAGGCGTTTCCAGAGAGCAAAAAGTAAAACTGATGAATTTTAATTGCGAGAAACTTCAGTCCTGGTAAGTTGCATTGTATTCAAATTAAAACTTCATAGCTGATTATTAATAATCAACGCCGGGCGTCAATTTCTGTCTAATATTGTCGCCCGCCAGAGGTGATGCGATGGCACAAGTGATCTTTAATGAAGAGTGGATGGTTGAATACGGTCTGATGCTTCGTACTGGTCTGGGGGCCAGACAAATTGAAGCATATCGCCAGAACTGTTGGGTGGAAGGTCTCCACTTCAAACGAGTATCTCCTTTAGGTAAGCCAGACAGCAAGCGAGGGATTATCTGGTACAACTATCCGAAGATAAATCAGTTTATCAAAGACTCATAATATGTCTAAATTACCAACAGGTGTCGAGATTCGAGGTAAATACATTCGCATCTGGTTCATGTTTCGAGGGAAACGATGTCGGGAAACATTGAAAGGCTGGGAGGTTACTAACAGTAACATTAAAAAGGCCGGGAGTTTAAGAGCATTGATAGTTCACGAAATAAATTCCGGCGAGTTCGAGTATTTAAGACGTTTTCCCCAGTCCAACACCGGGGCAAAAATGGTGACAACGAGGGTCATAAAAACATTCGGGGAGCTTTGTGATATCTGGACAAAAATTAAAGAGACAGAGTTAACAACAAACACAATGAAGAAAACAAAATCACAATTAAAAACCCTCAGGATAATCATTTGCGAGAGAACCCCAATATCACATATTCGTTATAGCGATATCTTAAGCTACCGAAATGAACTGCTGCATGGAGAAACGCTTTACCTGGATAATCCAAGAGCCAACAAAAAAGGAAGAACCGTGCGCACAGTTGATAACTATATCGCCCTGCTATGTTCGTTGTTACGTTTTGCGTATCAGTCGGGATTTATATCAACCAAACCATTTGAAGGAGTAAAAAAATTACAGCGAAACAGAATAAAGCCTGATCCGTTATCTAAAACAGAATTCAATGCATTAATGGAAAGAGAAAAAGGACAGAGTCAAAACTTGTGGAAATTTGCTGTTTACTCCGGGCTTCGTCACGGGGAACTGGCAGCCCTGGCGTGGGAGGATGTGGATTTCGAGAAGGGAATTGTGAATGTCAGAAGAAACCTGACGATACTTGATATGTTCGGTCCTCCAAAAACAAATGCCGGGATCCGAACGGTAACATTACTGCAGCCTGCTCTTGAAGCACTGAAGGAGCAATACAAACTGACCGGACATTATCGCAAAAGCGAAATCACCTTTTATCATCGGGAGTATGGCAGAACCGAAAAGCAAAAACTGCATTTTGTTTTCATGCCCAGGATGTGTAACGGAAAACAGAAACCTTATTACTCGGTAAGCAGTTTGGGGGCGAGATGGAATGCAGCAGTAAAACGTGCTGGTATTCGCCGCCGTAATCCGTACCATACGCGACATACTTTTGCCTGTTGGCTGTTGACGGCAGGAGCGAACCCGGCATTTATAGCCAGCCAGATGGGGCATGAAACTGCGCAGATGGTGTATGAAATTTACGGTATGTGGATTGATGACATGAACGACGAACAGGTAGCCATGTTGAATGCGCGGTTATCGTAG